CCAAAAGAGTAGTTCCCGAGGTAATTAGCATTTTTAACCACGACAGCAAAACTATGAAATACGTTCTTGAGGGAGAGATCGCGACCACATTTGATGATGTCGCTGAAGAGGCTGGAAATGCTTTGGAGGTGGAAGGTCATCATCAAAAAGAAACGGCCAGCCTTATCCGTCGGAAACTGGGTAAGATGACCATTTCCGATATCGTTCGAGAGGCAATTCGGTGCTCAAGCATTGAAGAGGTGAAGACCCTCATTGAGATCATGGAAGATGCACAGAGTTGATGCCCGACGAACTCGACGACACATACAACAAGCCGATTACGGATGCCTTTCGCCGCCAGCTGCGCGGTGAGGATGGACTGAAAGCGAACCTGTTTGCGACACTGCAGGAGATTCAAGTCGACTTTATTGAGGCGATCACGCAAGGGCAGGGGTATGACGATACGGAGGAGCGCCTGCTAAACGCCGGTGAAGAGATGGAGGAGCGCAGCCTTCAGGCGATACAGCAGGCTCAGTCCCGTGCCCAAGGCAATATGGAAGATGCCCACAGCTCCGGGTACGAAGCGGCAGCGGCTGCCGCTAGCACTGGTGCCACCGTGCCGAACTGGACTCCGTCGGTAGGTGCTGGTCCTTTCGACAAGACGCCCTTCGACGGGAGTACAAGCGGCTTTCTACGGGGGGCGATTGAGGAGGAGGTCTCCTACTTCAAGCAGGACCTGAAGTATATCCGCAAGTATGTTGACGAAGACCGCTACGCGAAAGCGGTGGCTCAAGTGCTGACGCGAGGCGACGATGAGATCGTGGAGGCAATGGCCCGGCGAGGAATTGATCTGAATGACCTCGACCCCGATGCGCTCAAGGGACGGGCAGCACAGATCTTCCAGAACACCAAGACGATGGGAAGCCCCGACATCCGAGGGCTCCTGAAAGAGATTGACCCAGGCGATCTTGCCGCTCGTGGCCCGCAGCTTTGGAACCGGGTCAAGATGAATGGCACCGACAATCTCTCGCGCGTGCTGGACGAGGCGGCGAAGGACCTATCCGTCCAGTCTCCCGCCGTGGAGATGGTCCTGTGGACGCTTTCAACGCGGCACGGAGGGTTGGAGTCCAGCCCAGACGAGTGCGATGCGCTGGCTGGTGCCGATGCTTATGGGTACGGCGCTGGAGCATACCCGCCGGAGAAGGTGCCAAGCCACCCCCACCCGAACTGCGAGTGCCGAGTGACAGCTCAGACGCGCCCCCCGGAGCAGTGGGGCCAGCCGACGCCCGACCCGCCGCAGGACTATCAGCTGAGTGAGGACGCCATCCGGCAGCAGCTGGAGGCAACGCGAGCTCGGATGGGCGAGGTGGGGCGCACGGTTACAGATCGTCACGTCGAGCGGGTGCGGGAGCAGGTGTACGATGTGCTCGATGAGGTCAACAACAACCCGAGAGGATAACATGCCCGACACAGTTCAACTTCCCTCTTGGGCCGGTGAGAAAGATGTGCGCCGCGCCCTTCACATCGTCCGCAATACGCGCATTCATGCCGACTACGAAATCTTGGTTGATGAATGCGGCCGTGACGAAGCGCTCCGTCGTTTGGGGGAAAAGTACGGGGTAAGCTCCTCTACAGTCCGTCATATCGTCTATCGAGAGCAGTAATGCAAGAAAAAGGGAGCAACGCGGGGGCCCTCGCGCACGTGATACTACTCAATTCGGCCTCGCCACCGCCGCCAAGTGTGGCCGCTTTCGGTGTAATCCGCACACTACTGTTCTTCCACGTATGGACCTTTCCGACGAGCAGCGCGACGCCCTTGACACGCTCCGCTCATCTTTCGACGACGAGGCCGCCTTTGCCGAGGCGCTTCAATCCGAGGCCCAGCCCTTATATCAGACGATCTACGATGAGGGGCACCAAGACGGACTCGGAGAGGCAACCGGCAAGGCCGACCGCTTCCGAGAGCAGAAGGAAGAGCTCGAAGAGGAGGTGGAGGCCAAAGAAGAGGAGCTAGAGCAGCTGCGTGAGGAGACACCCGATGCCGAGGAGCTCCGCCAGCAATGGGAGAAAAATGAGCTGCAGCCGCTGAAGGAGGAGCTTGAGCAGAAGCAGTCCCGCCTGTCCGATTTGAATGAGAAGCAGGCCCTTGGCCGCGTTGAGCAACGCATCCGCGACCAAGTTGCCAACAACTGGGTTGCCGAAAAATTGGTGCAGGATGCCCGTGATCGAGTCGACACGTCCGGTGAGGAGCCGACATACCTGCGCCCAGACGGTCAGACGCCCTACGCAGTATCGGGCGACCAAGACCCGGCCGATGCCTTTGCTGAGGACCTTCTGTCCGAAGTGCCGAAGGACTTACAGTCCCAGCGCGATGACGGCTCCAACTTCGAAAACGGCGAGCCCGGAC